AAGTTCTGGTTCTGGAACTGTTACATCTGTTGCGGCAACTGTTCCATCATTTTTATCAATTAGCGGAAGCCCAATTACTACCTCTGGTACTTTGGCAATTTCTTATTCTGGGACTGCATTACCAGTTGCTAATGGTGGTACAGGTCAAACAACTGCAAGTTCCGCTTTCAATGCTCTTTCTCCAATAACATCTGTTGGTGATTTGATTATTGGTAATGGTGCAAATAGCGCAACAATACTTGGTATCGGTACTAATGGTTATGTTTTAACGTCTAATGGAACTACTGCTACATGGGCGGCATCAAGTGGTGGCGGTTCAAACCCAAGTGTTGTATCAAAGACAACAACATACACAATTACAACATCTGATAGCACAGTTTTATGTGATGCAACTTCTGCGGCATTTACTGTGACTTTGCCAACAGCAGTTAGCGTAAGTGGTAAAACTTATGTTGTTAAGAAAATTGATTCTTCTGCAAATGCAATAACGATTGCGACTACATCATCACAAACTATTGACACTATTTCCACTCAAACATTGGGAATACAAAACGCATGGTTAGTAATGCAATCTGATGGATCAAATTGGCAAATAATAGGTTGATAAATGACAGTAAACATTAACAATTCATCTGATCAAATAAGCGCAACTGGTGGCACTTTAAAAGTTGCTGGAACTGGCTCTATTGGCCTTCCTTCTGGCACAACAGCACAAAGGCCAGGCAGTCCTGCTAATGGATATGCAAGATTTAACACAACATTAAATGCTGTTGAATGTTATTCTGCAACAAGTTCAAAATGGGAAATAATTGTTTATTTCACTATCCCCAATGCACCAACAATAGGAACTGCTACGGCAACTGGCTCAACAACAGCGACAGTTACATATACAGCACCAACTGATACTGGTAGCGGAACATCAACACAGGCAATTACTTCTTATACAGCCGTTTCAAGTCCTGGTGGCTTGACTGGCACAGTTTCTCAGTCTGGTTCTGGAACAATCACAGTAACTGGTTTAACTACGGGAACTGCTTATACATTTACTGTTTATGCTACCAATGCGGCTGGAAATAGTGCATCAAGTTCTGCGTCAAATAGTATTACTACTTGGTCTGTGCCAGGAGCGCCTACTATTGGAACTGCAACTGCAACTGGCTCAACAACAGCGACTGTTTCATATACTGCGCCCGCAAGTAATGGTGGAACTGCAATTACTTCTTATACGGCAGTTTCTAGTCCAGGTGGTATTACTGGAACAATATCACAGGCTGGCTCTGGAACAATTACTGTTAGTGGATTAACTGCATCAACATCTTATACATTTACTGTTTATGCAACAAATTCAGTAGGTAATAGCGCATCTTCTTCTGCTTCAAATAGCATAACCACACAAGCATCTGTAACGCCAACTGTTGAATATCTTGTAGTGGCTGGTGGTGGTGGTGGTGCTCATTTTGGTGGCGGCGGAGGTGCTGGAGGATATAGAACCGCTACTGGTTATTCAGTAACCGCTGGTTCTGCAATTACTGTTACTGTTGGTGGCGGTGGAAATGGAAGTTCATCATCTGTTGGAACACAAGGTTCAAATTCTGTTTTTGGAGCAATTACTTCTACTGGTGGCGGAGGTGGTTCTTCTGGAGAAACTGATACAAATGGAACTTCTGGAGGTTCTGGTGGAGGCGGAAGACCAGTAAGTGTTGCTGGTTTATCTGGAACTTCTGGTCAAGGTAATGCTGGCGGTGCTGGTGGAAATCTGGGATGCGGCGGTGGTGGCGGTGCTAGTGCTACTGGTAGTGCTGGTTCTGGTAATAATGGAGGGGCTGGAGGCGCAGGTTCAGCATCTTCAATATCTAGTTCATCCGTTACTTATGCTGGTGGTGGTGGTGGTGGTGGATATGACGCTGGAACAGGTGGTTCTGGTGGAAGTGGTGGTGGTGGCCGTGGAGGAAATGGATCAAACTCAAGTGCTTCTGCCGCTGGAACTGCAAATACTGGCGGTGGTGGTGGCGGTGGCGGTAGAACTGGTGGAGTATCTTCATATGCTGGCTCAAATGGTGGCTCAGGAATTGTAATTATTCGTTATCCAGATTCTTACAACAATGCCGCTTCAACAACTGGTTCGCCAACATTTACAAATACTGGTGGATATAAGATTTACAAATGGACTTCATCTGGTTCAATTACCTTCTAAGGCAAACAAATGGGACATTTTGCAAAAGTAAACAATGGAGTCGTTGAGCAAGTTATTGTGGCTGAACCTGAGTTCTTTGAAACATTTGTGGACTCAAGCCCTGGTGAATGGATTCAGACTTCGTACAACACAAATGGTGGACAACATAAATTAGGTGGAACACCTTTACGCAAGAATTACGCTGGATTTGGATACAGTTATGACACACAAAGAGATGCGTTTATACCACCTAAACCTTTTAATTCGTGGACATTAAATGAGCAAACTTGTCAATGGGATTCGCCAATTCCATATCCTACAGATGGAAAACAATATTTTTGGGATGAAAATACGCAAACATGGGTTGAAAAAAACAAATGACACCTGATCTGCAAAAGTACTATGAATCCCGCTTTGACATGATGTCAATGGACGGGTGGAAGGACTTAATGGAGGATATTGACACAATGATAAATTCGTTGAACAATATCAGTACAATCCCTGATGAAAAAAGCCTACAATTCAAAAAAGGTGAACTTTCTATCCTAGTTTGGCTGAAAACCTTAAAACAGGTCAGCACACAAGCATACGAGGAATTGAATGAAAAGAATTTATGAATTTGTCTGCGTAAGCGGACATAACACCGAGAAACTAACTGATTATGAGACAGATGAAGTTCGGTGTTCAAGTTGCGGTGTGACAGCCAACCGCATCATAAGTGCTCCAAGCGTTAATTTGGAAGGGTGGTCTGGTCATTTTCCGTCCTCATGGATGAAATTTGAAAAGAAGCACACAGACAAATTGAAGCAAGAGCAAAAAGAGAACTCTTAAGCAGAAATGCCGAGTTTAATGTCCTAGAACCGATAACGGCAGGAAAAAGGAAGAATATGTTGATTGATAAAGAAGACGAGTTGCCAAGTGAGTTAGACATAGTTGAGGAACAAAATCAACTACCAGAAGCACCGACTATCGCTGAACTTCCTGAGAAATACAGGCAAAAGAGTTTAGATGAAGTCATCAAAATGCACCAAGAGGCTGAAAAGTTAATTGGCAAGCAAGCGCAAGAGGTAGGTGAAGTCCGTAAACTAGCAGATGAACTCATAAAGCAGAACCTTAGTTCTAACAAACAACCTATTGAGCAAAGTGAGCCTGAAGTAGATTTCTTTGAGAATCCGAAAGAGGCAATTCGTAAGACAGTTGATAATCATCCTGATGTAGTAGCGGGTCGCCAAGCGGCTCATGACTTCAAAAGGATGCAGATTCAGCAGAAGTTAGCGCAAGACCATCCTGATTTTGGGCAGATTGCACAAGATACGGACTTTCAGAACTGGGTGAAATCTTCACCTATTCGGTTAGGGTTGTATGCGAGAGCAGATGGTGAGTTTGACTATGACAGTGCTAATGAGTTGTTATCGACTTACAAGCAACTAAAGGGTATTAAGGCTAAACAGACTAGCGATGCGGGTGAAACCCAACGCAAGACTAACCTTAAAGCCGCCGCAGTTGATGTAGGTGGTACTGGAGAGAGTTCTAAGAGAGTTTATAGAAGGGCAGACCTTATTCGGCTGAAGATGACTGACCCGAACCGATACGAAGCCTTGTCTGAAGAAATCATGCAAGCCTACGCTGAAGGACGGGTTAAATAATTTAACTTATCGTTTTTTGGAGATTTAACATGGCAACCTCATTTTCCCCCAGTAACTCAGTTACAGTAACAACCGCTGACAAATTCATCCCTGATATTTGGTCAGATGAAATCGTAGCGGCGTACAAAAAGAACCTAGTTTTAGCAAACTTGGTCATGAAGATGAACTTCAAGGGCAAGAAGGGTGACACTGTTCACATTCCTGCACCTACACGTGGTTCTGCTAATGCCAAAGCCGCTGAAGCCGCAGTTACTTTGATCGCCGCAACTGAGTCAGAAGTTACAGTGTCTATCAACAAGCACTATGAATATAGCCGCTTGATCGAAGATATTGTCGAGGCACAAGCCTTGAACTCTATGCGTAACTTCTACACATCAGACGCAGGTTATGCCTTGGCTCGTCAAGTCGATACAGACTTGGTGCAGTTGGGTCGTTCTGCAAATGGTGGTACAGCAGGAGCCGCCGCTTACGCCGCCGCCTACATTGGTGGTGACGGCACTA